CTCACAGAGCGTAACTACATGCCTGTGGAGCCTGTTGATTACATTAGAAGATAAATCCACGACTCATCTATCCCACACTGGGGTAGGTGGGTCCAACCCTTTAACCCAAAGCCACACATAAGGTTCAAGATCAAAAGCAACGTCAACATCAACATCAAAGGCAGAATCAAAGGCAAAAGCGATAAGGTCAAAAGCAAGTTCTAGGACAGTCACGACTCATTTACTGAGTAGGGTATCGGACAGTCAGTAGCTAGGTTTACTGATTACCTGTTATTCCTACTTACTTAAGTACTTTACTTAGATAGTCCAAATACGATATCACTACGGTATCTTTAGTCCTATACCTTCCTATTCTTTCCATACACTTCTGGAGAACTTCTTCGCCATCCTTTATTCTTCTTCTCACCTACTACTTTGAGGTTACTTAACTTAGTATCACCACCCTTATCCAATAACCTAACATGGTGTACGTTCTTACCATCACCCTTGCTAGCCTTGCCTGCCTTCACAGCTATTGCTCTAGCTTGGTTCTGTTTAACCCTACTAGCTATCCTATCAGGATGTGCGTTGTAGATTGCTTTGTTACGCCTGGCTTTGTCATACGCTGCTTGGGATTGTCCTTCCTTCTTAGGCATAGTGTTTCCTTATATATATAAGAATACTAACTTCCAAACGCACGCCTGTTCCCGGTTGGCACCGGAAACGCTGAGCGTTTGTAAGCATTGGGTGGGGTTGCTTTTGATTATAGTACTTGCCTCGGTGTAAAAAGTTATATCACATACATAATATCATTGTCAAGTGAAAGGTCAAAATCTCGGGAAGTGCTCCCTCTCGATATCCTTCATCTCTTATCGTCTTATTTTCGTATTAGGTTGGAAACAATCACGGGCAAGCCCGTATTTACGGCGATATTCTCAGCCAAATAACGTACTATTTATTTAGGAGATTTAAAATGATTGACTTTAAAGATTCAGACAAAACAGTAGATTCCAACTCAACTTGGAAGAAAGCTGATGGTTTTATTAACATTACTTTAGAAGGAACTGATGGTTCTTATCCTAAGTTAGGCGCAATTGGGTTGCATTTGAACAAAGCCCAAGACAAACGCCTAATTGAGTGGCTTTCAAAAGATCCAGAAGGTAACAGTGCAAAATTAGCTCAGAGACTTAGAGTTAATTATCGTTCAGCTCAACCAGCAGCTGAATTCAAATTAGATTAAAGTCCCACATAGCCTTTACTGACACATAGTCAGTAAGGGTTATTTTATTAGATAGATAGTCAGAAAGTCCCTTACTACTACTATAGGAGTTCAGGTCATGGATACAAATCAGCAGATTCTAGCCCAAGAAATAATCGAAGGTACCTATAACCGTAGACATATTGATACTAAGATCCGGAAGGTTATAGAAAGTCATCCACTAATACAATCTAAAGTTCTTCAAGGTATTGATTTAATTAATAAATACTTACAAGGAACATATTATGATAGTAAAATGAAGAGAGTCGCTCAGTTAAAACTGATGGATATTCGTGAGTTAGTTATAGATATCTTCATAGGTATCACATACTTTCAAGCTCCTGAACTATTCACTTCAGCATCTGCACAACTCGCTATGCGGTTGAAGTTTAGTAACCAAGTAGAAGCTATTGCAGCTACAGCTGACTTACTAGCAGTACTCTGTAATACAGATGCCTTTGATATCACTAAGGAATCTAAAGGTGCTAGCCTTAAAGTAGTATCACGTATACCTATAGAAGATAGTTTAGTATCTTTCATTAAGGACAGTGAGTACTTACCACCTATGGTATGTGCACCTTTACCACTAACTCATAACTTTAGTAGTGGCTACCTTACTCATAACGACAGTCTAGTACTAGGTACAGGTAACCATCATGATGGAGACTTGTGTCTATCAGTACTTAACACTATGGGACAAGTAGCTATGAAACTAGACACTGAGTTCTTACTTGAGATGGAGGAGACACCTAACTATAAGTTAGATACCGCTGATAAGATTAGTCACTGGCAAGACTTCAAACAACAGAGTAGCTACTTTTATATACTTATGCTCCAACAGGGCAACCGTATATATTTCAATCATAAAGTCGATAAGAGAGGGCGTATCTATGCTAGTGGCTACCATATCAATCCTATGGGCACTAGTTATAAGAAAGCTATGCTCGAATTTGCTAACGAAGAACTAACAGAGGGAGTACCGCTATGAAAGTAATACTAGAATTTGAAAGTGAAGAAGAGTTTAGGGAATACAAATACAAATTAGCAGGTAAAAGAAAATTTGATCCAGGGAGTTTTCATATAAATAGCCTTCAGATTAGTAATGCTATAAAAAGAAGGCTTATGGCCGCAAATAAGAATTTGGTCCGAGATATCAGCAGTATGACAAATATAGAGTTATATAGATTACCGGGCATTAGTTGGCAATCAGTTGCTGAGATAGTTGCAGCCCAACTTTTACTCACTAATACATCACTTAAAATAACCTTTACTGACTAATTTAAGGAAACCAAATGATTAACTATTCAGGATGGCAATGGCTACTCATAGATGTAGCAAACCAGTTCGGACTTGACAAGCTTACCTTTGAAGACCGTATTAAATGGACTGAAGATAACCTTGAGAAGTTAGAATCCTTAGACTCTGAAGTGTCTATAAAGAAGAGAGCGTTGTATATAAAAGCTCGTCTTGCAGTTCGTAAAGCACTAAATGGTTTTCCTACAGGGCACATGGTAGGTGTAGATGGTACATGTAGTGGCATCCAGATAATGTCAGCTCTAACAGGCTGCGTAGAGGGTGCTAAAGCTACTAATCTGACTGATCCTACCACTCGATATGATGCATATACAGAAGTTACAGAAGCTATGTCTAAGACTTTAGGTAGTTCTATCTCAGTATCTCGAGATGATGCTAAAAGCGCCACAATGTGTAGTTTCTACGGCTCAAAAGCTGAGCCTAAGAAGATCTTTGGAGAAGGGTCTCCTCAATTAGAGGCCTTTTACAAAGCTACTACTAAGATTGCACCGGGTGCATGGGAACTATTACAAGACCTCCTATCTAGCTGGCAGCCTTATACTTTAAGCCATAACTGGAAATTACCTGATGGATTTGATGCACATGTAAAAGTCATGACTAAACGTACTGTACGTATAGAAGTGGATGAACTTCCAGGACATCCTACTTTTAGTTATGAACTTTATGATAATGCAGGTGAAAAGAAAGGCTTAAGTAATGTAGCTAATGTAGTGCACTCCATTGACGGATTTATCGTAAGGGAAATGCATCGTCGCTGTAACTATGACCGTAAAGTTATAGATCAAGCAGCTCTGACTGTTGAAATTGAACTAGTTGCACGGAATATAGGCAAGGTTTACGATGATAAATGTTTTGATTCAAACATTGAATATTATCGTGATCAATACCATTACAGCGGTATGCCTAGTATAGTAATTGCTCCGTATATAGATACAACTACTGTTGCATATCTAAGTACAAAGCATCTTGTGGCTCTATCCAAGATAATGAATGGGATGCTTCAGTATCGTCCATTCGATTTAGTTACTGTACATGATGAATTCCGATCCCTTGCAAATAATGTTAATTGGGTTAGATGGCAATACAAAGAAATTCTGGCACAGATTGCAGATAGTGTATTACTTGATGACCTAATAAGTCAATTACATCAATCAGTTGGTACATTCCGAAAATTGTCGCCTAACTTAGGTGATCAAATAAGGAATTCTAACTATGCTTTAGTGTAACAGCCGGACTCCGTGCGGTTTTTTGATTTAGTGATACTTTTATGTGGACAGACCCGAAAGGGTTTGTCCATTTTCTTTTTATATCGGAGATAATTATGGGCTTAGACCAGTATGCGTATTCCATTTCTAATCGAGTTGCCGGAACTAAACAAGTAGATATAGAAATGCCACCTAGAACTAAGAAAAAAGAACTTGCATTTTGGAGAAAATTCAACCATTTACATGGTTGGATGCAATCTCTATATTACGACAAGAAAGGTCTAGATAATCAGTTTAACTGTGCGTCTGTTCGCTTAATGCCTGCAGATTTAGATGCTCTTGAGAAGGCTTTAATAGCCAATACATTACAGCATACACCGGGGTTCTTTTTCGGTAGTGCTGAGATATATCCTGAAGATGTTAAGAACACTTTAGAGTTTATTACAGAAGCTCGAGTTGCCATTAAAGAAGGGCGTGCAGTAATCTATGATAGTTGGTGGTAATCCAGGACTTATAAAAATACTCAACCCGATATACTATTTTCATCAGAAAGTCATTTTTTGACTATATACAGCCTGCAAGGAGACAAATGGCAAATAACAATAAACAATTACAACTGTTCCCCGAAATAGAACCGACAGTCGCACCACTATTTCCAACCATGGGTAGCTTACAGGATGTAATTAATTTAGCTGAAAGTAGCTTACCCATAACAAATAGAAATGGTATTTATGCGCTATTAATGACATATCACAATACTTTATTAACAGAAGTTCAACAGCCTTCGAGAGAATATTATGAAGATTAATATAGAACAGGCTTTACGCGTTATACCTACATGCATTAAATCTAGACTGGTTCCTATGTTGGTTGGTAGCCCGGGGATTGGTAAATCACATATTGCCCACCAAATAGCATTAGAAAATAATCTAAAGGTTATTGATCTACGTTTAGCGCAATGTGACCCTTGTGATATTTTAGGTTTTCCTAACATAGTTGGAGATAAAGCTGGTTACATCCCGATGGAAACATTCCCCATAGAGGGTGATGAGCTTCCTGAAGGGCATTCAGGTTGGCTACTCTTCTTAGATGAATTCAATGCAGCTCCACCAGCTGTTCAAAGTGCAAGCTATAAACTTGTATTAGATCGTATGGTTGGCATGCACAATTTACATAGTAGAGTAGCCATCATGTGTGCAGGTAATCTAGATACTGATGGTGCTATTGTTCAAGAAATGAGCACAGCACTGCAGTCACGGCTTATTCACTTTGAATTAACAGCAGATCCAACCACTTGGTTGAACTGGGCTATGAATAATGAAATTGATCATCGAATTACAGATTACATTAAGTTTAAACCAGGCGATTTGTATACATTTACCCCTGACCACACAGATAAGACCTATGCCTGCCCACGTACTTGGGAATTTGTTAGTCGTTTACTACCTGATATGACTGAAGATGACCCTGATATGCTTCCAATACTATCTGGGACTCTTTCAGAGGGCGTAGCTCGTGAGTTTGTTGTATTTATGAAAATCTACGCTAGCTTACCTAAGCTTTCCGAGATTCAAAAGGACCCTCAGACAGTCTTCATTCCAAAAGAGCCTAGTATCTTATTCGCATTAACTGGCTCACTTAGCCATAACATGAAAGCAGATACTGCTGATCAAATAATGTTGTATGTCTCCCGACTACCAGTTGAATTTCAAGTAGTGACATTACGAGAGACTGTAAGGCGCAACAAAGAAATGTTAACTCACCCAGCTATACAAAAATGGGTTAATGAATCCTCAGCTAAACTATTTTAAGGAAGACTAATGGGTGATCGTTGTATTGCAGATCTAGTAATACTAGAACCACATAAAAAGAAGGTAATTGAAATAATTAATAAATATGCAGATTTTAGTTTAGACCGTCGCCCCATTACAGAAAAAATGTCTTCTAGAGAAGATGGTATTTCTCTTATATGTTTCTATTTTGATGATGTAAATTATGGACACTTAGACTTCTTACAGGACCTCCCAAATAAAGGTATACCTTATGATTATAGTTGGGGACAAGGTGATGAGTATGACCCAGGGAATGGGTATTGTCGGTATCTTGAAGATGGGACTTTATTCGAGAGAGTAATCTCAAGTGAAGATGTTAACCCACCTATGTCCTCACTTATAGAGCTTATTGATAAACCATTCGCATTAGCCGAGTATGTCAAAAATCATGCTAACTGGATGAAGATTCCTTCATGGAAGAACCAAGATACATATGCAGATAAGTTTCGTACTTTACAACTAATAACTGAAAATAAAGGCTAAGACCTATGGATTCACTACGAATAGTTGAAGCTAATGATGCACTTGATAAATCTAAAATAAGTTTAATGAGTAGAACAGACTCTGCTTTCTTTACTAGACTTTGTTTTAGTATGAAGCATACATGGACAGATGACCTTCCTACAGCAGCTTGTGATGGTAAGACAATATTCTGGAATCCAGATTTCTTCTTAAGTCTTGCTAATGCTGAAGAACGTATATTTATAATGCTGCACGAAACTATGCATGCAGCCTACTTACATATGGACCCAGTACGTCTGAATGGTCGTTGCCCAGATCGCTGGAATATCGCAGCAGATCATGTTATTAATTTACAACTAATTGAGCGTGGCTTCACAATGCCTACTGGTAATAATAAAGGAGTGGCCGACTCAATTTATAAAGATATGTGTACTGAAGATGTATATGCTAAGTTACCTAAAAATCCAGGTAAACCTACTATGGTAGATCTATTGACACCAAGTGGGGATACTGAAGAGCTTAGAAAATTAGTACAAGACAATTTAATCCAAGCATCAATTCAATCTAGGATATCTCATGATAAGGCAGGAACTATTCCAGGAGAAATACAAATTTTCCTACGGGAATTACTTACTCCAGAATTACCTTGGACTCGTCTATTGCAAAAGTATTTACAAAACTTTGCTAAGAATGATTATTCATTCAAAAGACCGAATCGAAGATTTTTCCCTAAGTTTTACTTACCAAGTATGCTAAGTGAAAGTCTAATTGATCTGTGTATCGCAGTCGACACCTCTGGGTCAGTATCAGATACAGATTTTCTACGATTTATCTCTGAAATACATGGAGTATTTAAGATGATGAAACCTAAGAAAATTACCCTAATACAGTTTGATTCAGAAATCAAAGATGTAACCGAAGTGTCCAGTATAAAGGACTTAATGGATGTTAAGTTTGCTGGACGAGGTGGAACAGTAGTAAGTCCTGTACTGAAGTGGGCTAAAGAGAATAAACCCCAGCTATTGTTAGTTTTCACAGATGGTGAATTCAACTTCCCTAGAACAGAGATAGAACTGAAAAGTAAAGTTATATGGCTTATCCATAATAACAAACAATTTAAAGCACCAATAGGAGAAACAATACATTACAGCATTTAATAAGGATAGGAATGATGAAATTTCTTGATTTGAAAAATAAAGCAGATGAGAAAATATGGTTAAAAATAATTGATGAAGGACATAGTGCAAACTTACATAGGTGCCCATACGATCAAGACTTTGAGGCATCTAAAGCATGCCCAAAGTACGAAAAATATGGAGATACATTAGAGCGTGAGTGTCAATTCGTTCTTATTACTAATTCTAAATGTTTTTGTGAATTACAACCAAGCACTAAAGGATGACTATGAATATTAAAAAAGACTTTTTAAATGCAAAGAAGGAATTAAAATCTAATAGGCGGGACCAGAACTATATGACCATAGCATGGGGATATAGTACAGAGCTAATCCTTCCCTATGACGATGCACTTAAACTCTTAAGCTGCTTAGAGTATGCAGAAGAGTTCACTGGTGAGTATGGGAACAAGAGAATTACATCTTTAAGCAGCGACGCTATTAAAGTAGCTCGTTTACCTCGTATAGAATATGAAAATCATAAAATAGCAGCTTTACTTAATGTTAACTACACAGACATACAAGACCATATCAATGACGTAACTCTAGCAGAGAGTGTGAAATGCAGAACATAACTCTAACTACTGACCAAGAAGCCGCACTCTCCGCTATTAATGCATTCTTACTCGACCCTATTGAGACAGTATTCGTATTACGAGGATATTCTGGTTGTGGTAAATCTACTTTAGTTCGTGAAGTAGTCAAGGGAATGCCTGCTTTCCTACAATCAAACAAGTTAATCCATCCGGCTCTTAAAGAATATGAGCTAATGCTCACCGCGACTACAAATAAAGCAGCTGAGAATTTAGCATCTATTACTGGAATGGACGTTAGAACAATTCATGCATTCCTAGGATTACGTGTACATACTGATTATAGAAATAATACTACCCAGCTAATTCCTGCTACTGGAGAGATATTACATGACTATTTAATATTCATTGATGAGGCTAGCTATATAGATAGTCAGCTCTTAGAGCTTATTTTTAAGAAACTAAGAGATTGTAAAATCATTTTCGTTGGTGATCCTGCACAGCTAGTACAAGTAAAAGCTAAGGATGCTCCTGCATTTAAAATTAACTATGCTGGTGCAGCACTAACTCAAGTAGTACGCCAAGCCAAAGATAACCCTATCATTGATTTATCTGTCAAGTTTCGTAGAACAGTAAACACAGGTGAATTTTTCCAATTTGTTCCTGATGGGGAGTATATTCAACACTTAAGTCGTACAGATTTCATACAAAAAGTTATAAGCGAAGTTAGTAAACCTGAGTGGGAATATACACATTCAAAGGTACTTACTTGGACCAATAAATGTGCAATTACCTTTAATGACCTTATTCGTGCGAGTACTAAAGGAAACCACCGTTTTCATCCTGGAGAATATGCCCTCTGTAATTCATATACAGAAACAATTGTAGCAAACAGTACAAATCTATCAGGTACTGGACGGAGGAGCGTTAAAAAACAAGGTATTAGAGCTGATTCATTAGTACAAATTCTAAAAATTTCTAAGGATCATGACCGGCATGATGTACCGGGCAATATGTTTACTCTAAAAGCACATGATGCAGCTGACGCTTTTGCTATATTTATGCCACATAAAAGAGAAGACCGAGCTGCTCGCATTAAATTAGCTAGAGCAGATGGCAGTAAACAATCTATGGACGTTATAGAAGAAATTGGGAGGCACTGGATAGATTTACGTGCGGCTTATGCACAAACAATCAATAAATCCCAAGGCTCTACTTATGATCAAGTATTCATTGATCTTGATGATGTTTCTAAATGTCGTAATCCTAACCAACTAGCTAGGATGTTATATGTTGCAGTATCAAGGGCGAGAACTAGAGTATATTTCACTGGAGATTTCAAATGAGACAACCAAATCCACATGCAAAACAATTAATAAGAAATGATATTTTAAGCCATTTATATGAGGTCCCTTTTGAAAAAAGTGTAGAAGAATTAAAAGCCCTTATTATACGTAATACCCTTATTGGGCAACATTTACATAAATCTTTTACATATAAAGATTCATTATATTCCTGTGTTACAGCTCCACCACCTAGAGTAAAGAACCGGCTACTACCAGCAATACGTCCAGATATGGAGATATATTTAGATAATAGGGATGCTTTGATAGAGGAAAAAAATGCTGTTTCTGGATTCCTTACTCGTATGCTTAATGCAACAGAGACACTAGAAGATTACCTAGCTGTATTACCTGAAACACTGCATGAAAGGTTAGGAAAGACTATTGAATCTTTATATACATCATGGCCACCATTTAGAGATTCCCCTAAGAGATTCTCAAATGATGAATTAATGCTTTTTAAACAAAATAACCAAACATACAGCGATTTAATGAAGAATCGTATGGTTGTTAATCTAATAATATAGGAGGACTTAAATGGGGTACCGATCACAAATAGCTATAGCCGTAGATAAACATATCATTACTCAAGACCTTATTCACCCGCTCATTCCCCCAGTACTTCGATTTGAAGAAGAACGTAGGATAACGAACGCAGGTTGTTTTTGGGTTCTTGAGGATTGGAAATGGTATGACAGTGACTCTGATGTTAGGGACATTTTAAGATTCTTTGACGAGATGGATGATATGCCTAGATTTACATATAAGATAGAGAGAACTCATCTTGTCAAACACCATAACGACAAAGGCACGCCTAGTGACTTAGTTGAATATACACAAGCTGCTTATGGAGCGATCCGTATAGGTGAAGATAACGACGATAGTGACTACTGGGGCTCCCCAGGAGAGTTTGAGATATATACGGACCGTAGACTTGTTACTCCATATTATTCAAACGACGATAATCCTGATGGCATTTTATTTGTATAAAACAAGGTAAAATTTATTATGCACAGTCTTACACAAGAAGAATTAAAAAGAATAATGGAATTTGACCATGTTACTGGTATTTTCACTTGGTCAGGTGCTGCTAAAAATAAAATGCGAGCTGGAAGTAGAGCTGGGACTAGTAATACTACTGGCTATATTTGTATTATGATATATGGCAAGCACTATCGAGCACACCGATTAGCCTGGTTATGGGAATACGGAGAGTTTCCCGCAAAGGAAACAGACCATATAAACGGAATCCGTAATGATAACCGTATAGCTAACCTTAGACAGGCAACTCACCATGAGAATATGCAGAATCAACGAAAGATGCATAAGAATAACTGCTCAGGGTATCTCGGAGTTTATCCTTCAGGCTATATGAAGAAACCTTGGAGAGTTACCATAAGTGTAGACAATAAAACAAAACATGTAGGGCATTTTGTAGGTAAAGAGGAAGCACGCGATGCTTATATCGAGGCTAAAAGGATGTATCATAAATTCTGCACCATATAGCCACCCATATAAGGAGCTATCACTTTGAAACACCATATATTTAAAAAGTCAACCAATAACAATTACCCAATTGCAGTATTAATAAAAAATACTTCATTCAATAAGAAAGAATTACAAGATAACTACATCACAGCATTAAACCAACAGAACATACCTAGTGATACCATCATTGCATTTACACTTGATTACAATGATACGAATAAAGCACCTGTTAAGTTTATCAAGAATTACTTGGCTAAACTACTACCGGCCCTTGATTCTCTAGGTACTAAGACTTTATATGTAGCTGACTCAGCTTACTTTAAGGTCTTAGTTGGAAAGTCAAAGGCTGAAACTAGTTTTGGTTATGTACTCCGATGCAATATTAAAAACTTTGAACATATAAGTGTAGTGCTAGGTTTGAATCATCAGGCATTAATTTATAATCCTCAATTAAATTCAAAACTATCCCTAAGTTTAAAAACCCTAGTTGATCATGTAACTGGGTTCTATAATCCTCCAGGATTAGACATTATTCACTCGGCTTCATACCCAAGGGACCCTGAGGCGATCTCTGCTGCGCTTGCAGCGCTGCATCGTCACCCAAGTCTTACTTGTGACATTGAAGGCTTCTCACTGCGTTTTAACGAGGCTGGTGTAGGTACCATTGCTTTTGCTTGGAATGAGCACAACGGGATTGCATTCTGTTGTGATTATCAGGATGGCTCCTTTCAACCGAATGAAGCGATAAGAAAATTACTACTAGAATTCTTTGTTACCTATAAAGGTGAGCTAACTTTTCATCATGCTCCTTATGATGTGAAAGTATTAATCTATACCTTATGGATGCAAGACTTACTAGATACCCGTGGCTTACTAGCCGGGTTAGATGTAATGACCAAGCGTATGCATGATACTAGAATTATTACTTACCTAGCTATTAACTCCACAGCGGGGAACACTTTAGGATTAAAGTACCTGGCTCATGAGTTTGCAGGTAACTGGGCTGTAGAGGATATAAAAGATATCCGCCTTATCCCTGAAGATATACTACTTAAATACAATTTAATAGATGCCTTATCCACACATTATGTTCGTAATAAGTATGAACCAATAATGGAGAAGGATAACCAAGGGGATCTATATCGAGGACTAATGTTAGATAGTCTAAAACTGATTATTCAGTTAGAACTAACAGGCATGCCAATGTCCCGAAGTAAGATACAAAGAGTTAAAGCTAAGCTTGAAAAGATCCAGAAAGTTCAGCTAGATATCATTCAGAAAAACATTGTTGTCCACGAAGTGAATCATATTATACGTGACAGAGCAATGGTATCTGCCAATATGAAGCTTAAAGTTAAGCAGCACCCAATAGAAAAATTTGCAGACCTAAGCTTCAACCCTAACTCTAGTTCTCAATTGCAGATTCTTCTATATGATCAAATGTGGTTGCCAATAATAGACACAACAGAAAGTGGAGCGCCTGCTACCGGTGCTGAAACAATAGAGAAACTAATCAACCATACAGATGTCTCTGAATATAAAGAATTGCTTACTGCAATAATTGCCTATGGTGGAGTAGGTACAATGTTATCTACATTTATTCCAGCATTTGAGAAAGCAATTTCTAAGGATGAGAGCGACACAGTATGGTTACATGGCTCACTTAATCTTGGTGGAACTGTATCTGGAAGATTATCTTCTAGTAATCCAAACTTAACCAATCTACCTTCTGGTTCAACATATGGTAAATTAGTTAAGAGCTGTTTTAAAACGCCCACTGGCATAATAATGGTCGGTGCTGATTTTAATAGCCTAGAAATGATGATAGATGCACTTACTACTCAGGACCCAAATAAACTCCGTGTATACGAAAGTGGTATGGACTCTCATGCATTTAATGCTTCAGTTTACTGGCCTGAGAAAATGCCTGTAATCGTTAAAGCTATGCAAGCTGCAACTACACCTACAGAATATGCTAAAGCAGTTAATCGTGTAAAGAAGGAATTCCCTGAATTACGCCAACGATCAAAGACTGTATCTTTTGCTCTCCAGTATGCAGGCACAGCTCACACCTTAGTCAAGAACTCCGGTTTCTCTAGGGAAGAGGCAAACAAAATCTACAATAACTATCACGAAACTTACTCAACTTCTAGAGAGTATTCCAAAGTTAAAGTTAAGCAGGCATCTAAAGATGGTTATGTCACCGTAGCTTTTGGATTACGTGTTCGTACTCCTCTACTTGCACAAGTTGTCTACGGTGCTCCTAAAGTACCCTATAAAGCAGCAGCTGAAGCTAGGACTACAGGTAATTCATTATCTCAGTCCTACGGCTTACTCAATAATAGAGCTGCAGTTGCTTTCATGAAGAAAGTATGGAAATCTAAGTATCGCTATAACATATTACCAATTAGCTTAATACATGATGCATGCTACTTCTTGATTAAAGATGATGTTGAAGTACTTGAGTGGGTAAACCAAGAGTTAATAACAGCTATGCAATGGCAAGACTTACCTGAGCTAAAGCATGATGAAGTAAAGCTAGGCGCAAACCTTGATGTTTTCTATAAAGGGTGGCACCAGCCAATTACGTTACCTAATGTATCCACTGCACAGGAAATACAGAAGCTAGCCAGGGAAACCCAGAAAATCTACGATGATAAAACATAAGGAATTTCAGATGAGTAAAGAAGCTTGGCAAGAAAGTAGTGATGAAGATGCACATGAATATAACAGACAAGAAGAGTGGATGGAGCAGCGACAAAGGGAGCAAGATGTACAAGAAGATCTAGAACTTGGTCTCATGACCAATACCCATGATGACGCTATAAACCACCCAAAGCACTACACAAATTCTAGAGCCAGATGCCCTGATTGCAATGCTACAGTAGAATGTATCACAGTAGCTAAGCATATGGGATTCTGTCTAGGTAATGTCCTTAAGTACGTTTGGAGGGCAGGCGAGAAGGGCGATGCCATAGAAGATTTAAAAAAAGCAGCTTGGTATCTCCAGTGTGAGATTGATAAACGATGCACATCTTATGGGAAACCAAAATGAAAATAGTAATAGAGCTTATATTTTTCTTAGGCGTAGTTTACGCCACATATCTTCTTTTTACCACAGGTACGATTCTAATTACAGGAGGAACAGAGTGAACAAAATAGTTGAGAGTATTGCGACGGTTTGTGCTGGAATTGCAGCGGCTGCAGTAATTATCGGTGTATTCATAATACAGTGTGTATTAGCAGTAATACCAGTAGCAATAGGTATCTACGTAATTCTATGGTTTCTAGGGAAAGCGTAATGAAAGATCAAAGAAAGATAAGTGCCATTATAGCTATTGCTTTAGTGGCGGTTTTATCACTTATATCATTACTTTTTTGTTTAACTACTTAAGAGATTGAGAGGTCAGAATGAAAAAACTTATAACTTTAACAATATTAATTATATTTATGTTTTGTTGGACACAAAGCTATGCAGATAGTAATCCATACAGCGCTGCTAATAACCCTTACAGTGCCCAGAATAATCCATATAGCACTAATAACAACCAGTACAGCTCTGAGAATAATCGCTACAATACAAATAGTACCAGAATAATTCGTAATGGCTCCGGTGAAGCTATGGGGTATGCAGTACCTAGATCCGACGGTGGTACTAACTATTATAGTTATGATGGCGGGTACATAGGCTACCAATCTCCTGAGTAATCTCTTAGTGTGTTAATATTTGCCTAAGACCCATGGAACAATAAAGGAGGTGATCCTATCTATGCCTTATCTAGAAGCCTTAAAAAGTTTTTGGTATAAGTTCCTTTCATTGGTAACAAAAGGAGAGTCAAAGTGAAACGAACACCAGTATTCTTAACAGGAATAGCTTTCTTTATTCTATCTTTTATATGGTTCTCAAGCGCATCCATAGCAGATACACACAAAGTATGCCATGTAGCTTCAGCAGGCTGCAACAAGGTAGAGTGTATTAATAAAGATTGTAGCTCAAGTTGTAAATCCCATTGCAAACATGAATAAAGGAGATTCACATGCCCCAAGGTCCAGGAACTTACAAAAACCCAGGAAGACCCCGTACTAAATCTAAAACTAAAAAGAAGAAGTGCTTTAGGTAATGTGGTACTTACTCGTATCCCTGTACTTACCTGTACAGGATGTGGGTATTACTTACCGCTTTGATGAGTGGGGGTCTGAGTGGGCTTGTACTCAAGCAAAAGCTAAACTAATAGACCATCAAATAGATCTACTGAGAACAACCGGCAAAGATTCATTTATAACCAAGATAGAGTGTAAGGAAGTAGAGAATGGCTAGTATCCCCGCCGAGTTGATTACTATGTGTGTATTAATTCTATCAATTGGAATGGTAGGTATAGCCATTAGTGGCATCCTATGGGTACTAACACAGATAGCAGAAGATATTAATAGGTGAGAAAATGCAGGACCTGTAGGCTAGAAAAGCCCCTGGTTGACTTTATAAGAAATTTCCCTCATTGTAATACTTGCATTACTGAGTATAAAAAAAGTTGGGAAAAAAGGAATAGAATAAAATTGGAAGAGTATCTAGAACTAGGCGATGATAAAGAATTACCAGTAGGTGGTGGAGTAGTACCAAACTATAAACCTAAGTAATACGAAAGGTAGTTAGCGTCGTAACCCAAAGCTTGGAGAGGCAGAGGAGTTAGCTACCTTTCTTATTAGAAAGCTTATCAAAGGAGTAGTTCTAATGAATAGGTATAAGATTGAAACAGTAACAACATCAGGTAGTAAAATCACTTCCCATGTAATAGCAACTTCCGCAGACAAAGCCATTAAAATGATACAAGTCATTATTAAAAATGCCGAGATTCTGCATTTAACTTTAGAAGACGAGACAGAAAAGGCTGATTAATTTCAAACGAGTCTTTTTGTGAGGGGACTTGCTCCATCAAGCATTTCCCCTCTTTTTACTTATATACAAGATAGAGGAGTACAGATGAGTAACCCTGACACAATAGTAGAGGTTGGTAATTACTGGATTTACGATAAACCACCAGAAAATGCTAGTAAGAAAATGCTTCTACTTACTGCTGGGAAAATTTGTATTCTAGGGCCCTGGCATGGAACAGTGGGTGTTATAGCTTGGCATCCAGTACCAGATCGAAATAAAAAATTAGAATTATCTTTAGGCCTTTAAACAAAGGGGAAACTAAGCGATGATAACAAGTAAATTAGATATGGAATTCGTCTACATGTATACCGTAGATGATACCGAAGAATTTAAATCACAAATACTTAGATGGCGTGACCTAGAGGATATGGGTCAAGATTGGATATCAGGCTGGGACGACGGTTACGAGAACGGTGTTTTAAGCCTTAAAGTTGGAGAGAATCTAAATGTTAGTGATGTCAATAGCGAATATATTATTCGTATTAAATAAATGAGTATCTATCTAGAAGCCGATCAATTCTTAACTCTAGCTGCAGAGCTAGCAGAACGTAAACTTGACCTTCTAGAACATATTGACGGTATCGAAAGGATACATGTTCTTCATGATGACGGTGATAGCAGTTACTCTTGTAATGCTCAATACGTTTTCACTAGAGAAATGGGTATAGTATGCGAGATTTTAAATGAGAATGGGATATACCAGAGGGAGCCAAATGGACGTACATGATAATGAAATAAAAAGACTTAAAGCATTACGTTTCCCAAGAACTTACCGAGAAGCAACAGGCAGTAACTTCTACGCGGAACCTAAAATAAAATCTTCTTGGAAAAGTTGGGTATCCCTTTTACTGTTTATAGTTATCCTACTAGCAGTTGTAGAATAAATGAGCACATATACTGAAAGTAGTGCAGAGGCCCAGGGCAGGGAAGATTTCTTCTCTACAGCAGAGAATGAATGCGATCCTGTGTGTCCCCATGAATGGGGCACACCGGAAGATATTGCTTGGCGGAAAGGGTTTTATGAAGAGAAAAGCCTTTGGCTAAAAGCTATGGCTGATAGTTTTGTAAACGGAGACTCAGAATGAATGATACTGTTAAAGTGAAAAGAAGAGCTATCCATGTTAGAAGATGCAGCTATGCAGGCAAGCTAGTTGTACAGACTCGATCACTAGACTTAGCGAATGGGGAACAAGTTCCAGCTATAGGTAATATGTACAGTATGCTCACAATATATAACAATATAATATCTAAGGAAAAAGAGATCAAGGACCGCCTAGAGTTTAATAAGGGCAGATGCAGGCGTATACGCGCTGAAGCAAAAGCACAAGCTAGACTAATTACTAACTTGTAATGAAAAAGAAGTATTACAACTACAATTATAATCCCTATAAGGATACAGGTAAGCCTGTTAGGGTGTTTAGTAGTTGTTACTACTGGGAAGTACCTGTCCATCCAACACAGTTTGAGTTGCTGCAGCATTTAATAAAGGATACTGCAATAACTAAAGCAAACGCTATAGCACAGCGGGAGTTAATTGAACTTAGAATGGATAAACTAAAGAAGACTCTTAATGAGAAAAGAGTTAAACGCTTAGCCGACAGTGAAGACTTTGACTAAACATTAGAGGTCTTCGTATGTACCGGTATCTTACATACCGCTTCATGACCACGGAACCAATGATGGCAGGAGTTACAACTGTATCTCTTGTACACTCCAGATGCTGTAGCAATATTACCCCTCGCTATAAAATGTTCAGACCCACAAGTAGGGCAGCGCATCTCATCTAATACCTTATCTTCATATAGATTCTGGTTAGGATGATTCTTAATCCATGGCAATAACTTAAAATATACCTTTTCAGTTAGCGCCACATCTTTCTTATTATAAGAAATCATTTTTTTCCAGGACTTTTCATCATTGGACATGCAACCCTTCCAATCGTCCATGTTCATTCCCTTAGTTTTATGACCAATACCAAGAGCTTGTGCAACATAATCTAATTTATTACTTGGAAACTTGAATTGACTACGAACAGTACGTAGTAAGTCAATTTGTTTATAAGGACTTGGTGGAAGAAGTGGAGGCTCGGCCAATAAAAACTCACTATGGACCCAAGGCATATCAAAACGCTGGCCATTATAATGAATTACTGCATCAGCCTCACTTATCAAGGCGTGTAAACACGTTAGAAAGTCTTTATCACCTTTGGATCGGCTATAAATACCTCTCTTAGTTGTCCATTTCGCCGCCCAGCACAGCATATACCCTGACTCAATTAATTGACTTAAGGAGATATTCTGTTGCCATAAACCCCAACAATAACCTGTGTTGGGTGCCGTCTCGATATCAAGGGTAAGTAAACGGATAGGATCTCCAAAGCGTGTAACACCTTGTCTATATTACATGAAGTTGAGGTTATTTGGCTAAACGGGGGGAAACTTACTTAACTGCTCTCTCGAGTTCTAAAATATACACAGCCAGTTCTTCGGCATTTTCAGAATCCATGCACATTCTTCCATCTGACATTTGTGTAATTTCAAGACTTGGTTTCGTCGGAGCTATCAGTCTTGTTGGGTGGCTTTGACAAGCCATTAGAGAAATGGTTAGCAAACCAAGCACTAGGGTTCTTTGAAATTTTATCTCGCTCATGTTGAGCCCCTCTCTTTTCGTCTGTACGCTTATACGCAAGTAACAGCCACAACAGCTTATCCAATACAGCGATAAGCGTTGTGCTAAGAGCGATCATGCAGAATCTGTAGATTTAGCTATACGTTTAACAGCTTTGATGCGCCCGAATATGGCTACAGCACCACCTACTAAAGCAGTTACTTGTTCTGCTAAACCATTTGTATCTCCAAGATCCCATCCAGCAAGTTGTGAGATAGTCGCAAAAATAGCGATTAATGCTCCCCAGATAGTTTTACTTTCTAGTAAACCTTTTATATCATCCATAATGATCTCCGGTTAAATTACGAACAACTATACTACTCTTTTTTTATCTTGCTGCAAAGACTAATCTTTATCAGCCTTACGACTAACCTTTGCTTCAATTCTGTCAAGCTTATTAAAAACTGTTTTCATTACATCTGAAAGTTCTGCCCTTGTCATGTAACTCCCTGCGACAAGAACCTCAATTGAAGAAACTTTTTTCATTATATCTTTATCAGCAGTTTGTAATTCTTTTACTGCTTGCCAGATAACATGGAGCAAAAATCCGAGCAAGGTTCCTAGTCCACCTAAAACCCAATTAACCATTATTTGTTCCATAAATAAGCCTCTTTACATACTATAAAATAGATATTGGACCATAAAATCGTACCAGGGTGTCTAAGACGCTCTCTAAGAGCTTTTAATACAAATTTGATGCTATCCTATTCCCTTATACTAAATAAACCACTGTACGATGGTACTTTTACTCATGTCGATGGTTTTCTACCATCGCGCTATTCTTTATTGCTAATTCTTTAGCTTCTAGTGCTAATGTTATACTAAAAGTAGTTCGGGAGCTCTCTTTTTCGTCAACTCCTTTTGATCTGTCCACCTCATTTACATGAGCTGTATCTTGACCGAAGTTAACTACAGTAGCATTTATCACTCCACCTGTCATCGCTACGATATATGCAGTAATAAGGCCGATAGCTAATTTACTGTCTTTAATAGAGTCCCACATATTAAGTTAGTATATAAAACCAACCTGCAGCAGATGCTGCTATTCCTGAAACAACACCAGCATAACTCCATTTTAAATCTAGGTTAAAGAAGTTAAGCGCTGCTACATTCTCAGTGAATGAATAATCATGGTCCTTATGCTGATAGTACTCTCGTGTAATTGCCCATAAGATAACAATATGAGCACCGAATCCAGCTGTTATTAATGTAAGTCCGAAACAACTTCCAAAATGTGCAGATTGATCCCTCAATTCTTTATTCACGGTCAACTCCCATACGTTTCACAGGCTGTGGTCTACGCTTTTCATCCACTGCCACATAAGTTAATATAGCTTCCGTTACTTTAATACAGATTTCCTCATTTCCTTCACGAGGTCCTCGCTGTGCGTAAACAGTAACATCTACTGTAATTGAAGTATACCCTACCTTAGTAACCTCAGTATAGAAACTAACCAAGTCACCTACATATACAGGGTGTTTAAATACAAAATTATTTACTGCGACTGTAACTACGTGTCCACCTGAATGGCGAATTGATGCCATACTACCGGCTATATCAACCTGGGACATTATCCAACCTCCGAATACATCCCCTGAATGGTTAGTATCCGATGGCATAGGAACTATTCTTAGTGTTGGGTTAAGTCCTTTTGGTAGTGAAGTATAAAATGGTGTCAATAATCTTTCCTTATCATTTATTGTCACTTTTGCTTCTCTTTAGGATATTTCAGTTTAACTGCTAGACATTCATCAATGTATCTCTGTACCTGGAGGTCATCAGCTTTAGCAATACCATCCAAGTAATCAGCTACAGGTGGATACTCTCTTACTCTTAATTCTTGATAAGTAGGTGGTGTAGGTTTATCAGCATCAAGAGCTACATTACCTGCCTTTAACCACTTAAGATACTCTACATAATCTGAATTAGCCTTATCCTTTGGGATAGATGCTCCGTCTTTAATTCTAATAATTGTGTCTGTGTCTGTTAATTTATACATAATTTATAGCTCCGCTGATGCTGTAAATGTACCTGTGTTTAAAAACAATGCCGCACGCAGACCTAAAGTGTTTGTCAGGGCTGAAGCACAAGTCATATCGTATTGAATCATTTCAGGCTTACAGTAACTTGCGCCTAATGTTGCATTTGCCCCAATAGCACCGCCATTCCACAAACCGCAAGTACCAGACAAAGCCCCAGTAGGGGCAGTGCGCATAACAACGGGGAGTTCAAATCCCCACCGATGAACAGTAGTTGCGTTGTTAGTGTTTCCTGACCCAAGCATAGTATTTGCGTGCGGCCCATAATGTTGATAATACCTCTGACACAAAGCAAACTCAGTTCCATAACTTCTATGTTCAAATGGTGTGGCTACTGAACCTATTTCTAGTTGAACACCTGTGATATAAATTGTAGCATTTAAGACACTTATTAACTTTACATCAGCAGCCTTGCGCTTAAAATTCCCTGCTTGCCATGTATCTGCTGTTGATGTTTCGAAAGCTGAACCAGACCCTATATCACAGATACCTACATATATGCTAACTCCATTAGTGCTATCAGCAGTAACCCAACCTGTTCCTGTTGTATCTCCGGGAACTGTTACACTATGTTGTACCCAAGAATTAACTTGTCCCGCAGAGACAGTTACGGCGGTAGTATATGACCTATTGCTTTGTGTCATATTGCCTAAGAATGAAACCCCGTATGATCCTGCGGTATTGGCATACATCCAAAAACTTAAAGTAAAGGATTTTGCATTAGCTGTACCAAAACTCATGTCCGTGAAATTAAACCCTTCAACAGCTTGCCATATAGCATTTATATCTCCTGATGAAGCGGTTGCTGCTGTAGTTGTTTTTACTTCAAAACAGTCATAGAATCCTCCTAGAGTAGAGGCATCTGTTTTTCTCCCTGTCATAACTCCACCTGAAGTACCCTTGTATGCTCTAGTACGATCAGCAACAAATGTAGTTGTCGCTGTAGCACCTAATGTAATGGTTGATGTTCCGTGTCTCTGATTAATCCTCATATCACCATTAATTATCTTGTTTCTATTACCTGCTAACTGACCACCATTAAGTGAGGTACCATTTAGCGAAGTAGCAGTGACACCCGCTGTAAACGTAGCGTTTTCATTAGTATCTACACTTAGATAAGTATTCCCATTATTCTTTAGCGTAGTAGTAGTACTCGTACTTTCTATACTAGATGCCATTAGACACTTACTCCTTTAAGCTCACCAAGAGTTTTCATATCATCCACTTGTTTGGTTACATCTCTAAGTCTATTCTTTTCTTTAACAATAGCTGAAGTATCTTCAGATGTTTCTAATGCTCTATTAAATAGAATGTCCTGTGCTTCAAGTAGAGGTTTGCGTTCCTCACGAAGCCTATCTTTGGTAATAACTTTAGCCTTATTAATGTCTATTATTATGCCCATGTCCAAGCTCCTCTAAAAGTTCTATCTGAAGGTACATCTGAATCTTCTACTATTTCAAATTCAGCACCTTCTGGTACATCTTTAGCAGCAAGTTCTTCAATGGTGTGATCTTGTAGGTAATCAGGAGTTGGGATAAGAACTGCCACTCCACCTTCTTCTGTTTTATATATTATTCTCATAGTTGTCCTTTATCTAAAAATAGCTATACATATATTGTGAGCATCCCATGCCGACCCATTTTGGTAAGCTACTGTATATCTACAAGATCCTACTGCGGGTACTTCAGTTTGAGAGTTTTGAGATACGTTAATCTGGTCTGCACCCGCGCCACCTGCCGTACCCGCTGAACAATAATTCACATCTGGCATATTGTTTGTAAAGTTTACTCTGTAATTTCCAACTGCCACATCAGTAACAGAGCTAACATTAGCACTACCACGAATAGCAAGAGTACCCTGTCCATTGAAGTTAACCCAAGCTCTACATCCATAAGCTGTACCAGTAGAGCCAAATCCTGAGTTGAACTTCAAGTCACCTGTGGAAGTAACCCTCATCTTCTCAGAGATTGCCCCAGAATCTACAGATGTACTTGTACGAAATACTAAATCGGCAGGGGCTGCTGAACTAGCAGTTCTATCACACCCTATACTCGCCATTATTCCTGCGTTGTTTTCATTCATCCAATCAATTGTGAATGGCTGAAGTCCAGTAGTGGAAGCAGGTGATGTGATTTCAAGGTTTCCCGCACCTGCAATACGCATACGCTCTGTCGGGTTTCCCCCACCTCTGGTAGAGAATATTAAATTTCCGTATCCCGCGCTTTCATAGTTACTTGCAATTGATGCACTGCCGTGATCGTCATGGCTAAACATCATTCGAGCCAAGTTTCCTGTGGACTTCGTTACTGAATTTATAGCCAATTGCCCTGTGTATGCACTAGACTCAGCTATATCATCTCTTATATCTAGTTTTGCTTGTGGTCCAGTAGTACCTATACCAACATTTCCGCCATTTGGATTTAACAATAGTGGATACTCTGTTTGCATTCCAGTTTGGTCATAACTCTGTAGCCATGCGCCACTTGTACTATTACCACCAATATCTAAGACGGCATTATTTCCGGGTCTAATCCGTAAAGTAGTTCCTGCGCTAGGAGTAGTTCCAGTAGTGGCAGGTAGTGATGTTCCTCCACCTTCTATATGTAATTTTGTAACAGGTGCGGTCTTATTTATACCAACATTACCTGACGTATCAATACGAACACGTTCTGTACTATTCGTATTGATGCGAAATGGAATATTATCACCAGTACCAATTCCACCAATACCATTATAAGTTTCAATATCTACTAAACCACCACCAGAAGTTCGTTGGAATCTAGCTGCGACACCATCAGCTGACTTTGCTACATTTAAATTTACCGCAGGGGTGGTAGTACCAATACCTATATTATTATTAGTATCTACAGTTATATAGGTAGTGTTCTGATTTTTAAATGTAGTAGTAGTGCTTGTAGTTTCTATACTAGATGCCATATTATTCCTTTTTACTACGTCTTAATAATAAAATTAATAGCTGCAAATGGCTGAACATTATTATGTGCGCCACCACCACCTGTATTTTGGTTGACGGCTGTAGTGTTTTGGTTCGTAGAAGTAGCAGCTTGATTTGTTGCTGTTTGCGCCACGGTTAATCCTGGAGTCCACGTTCTTACACCATGATTAGACCTAGCAGCAGATACATCCGAATCTACATTTGGCCATGCTCCCACCCCAGTGTATGAGGTATGGTTATGTGCATCCTGTGTATGATTATGTGCATCTTGTGTATGGGTATGAGCATTCTGTGTATGAGTATGAGCAGCAGTTTCTGTTGTTGTCAGTGTATGGGTTTCTGCACCACCAGTAGCAGCCAAGTTTCTAGCAGTTAAACTCGCACCAGTACCAACACCAACTGGAGCACGACCTCTTAAATCGGGTAATGCAAAAGTACTTGAACCATCACCTGCGCCCCAAGCTGTACCAATTGCAGTAAACAGTGCAGAGTAAGTAGAGCGTGATACCAAAGCACCATCACAAGCAAGCCAACCTGAAGCTATACTTGCTCCTGCGAACATCTTTACATCACCTGATGCAGAAGCAACAATACCAGTACTTGTTCCAGTTCCACCACTAGCAACGGGTAAAGGTGTAGTTAAAGTAACTGTGCCATTTGCAGCAATAGTCATTTTGGCTGCTATAGTCCCACTGGTGGTTGTCTTTAATTCTAACTTACTCTCACCAGAACTAATCTCTGTAGCTGTTATAGCCGCTACATTAAGTGTTCTAGAGCATCCAAACTCTAGAGCATCTGATCCACCATTGGGCGTTATAATCTTAACTGTCATATTCTTTCCCTTAAGTTAAGTAGCGAATGATTACGATACCTGACCCACCAGATGATTGAGTAGCCCAACTTGTATTAGGACCTTGTCCACCACATCCGCCACCGCCACCACCCGTGTTTGCTGCACCTGCTGTAGGAGCGCCTGTGTTATAATTAAATGAACCATTACCACCACCACCATTACCACCTGCTCCACCTGCTGATGTATTCTGCCAAGATCCACCACCACCACCACCTGCGTAGTAGACACTTGAACCTGAGTATGAGTTTGCTACGCCAACACCACCTACACCACCATCGGTATTACCTGTACCACCACCACCACCGCCTGCTCCTCCTCCACCACCTCCTCCGTGGGAGGAGGCAGCAGTGCCACCTGTATTACCTTGACCTGCAATACCTTCAGCACCATAACGGTAGTCTCCATGCGTTGTACCATTACCACCACCACCTGAACCGCCCTTACTAGGTGTGAGAGTAGTGTAGTTACCACCTCTACCTCCACCAATAGCTGTTAGTCCAAGAGCAGAGGAGTTTTCACCATTATATCCAGATGTAGTTGCAACTGTGGCAATATCTAGCGCACCTGACCCTCCTGCTCCAATAGTAATAGGATAACTTTGGGCAATAACTTTAAAACCTGTACCAGTAAACAAACCACCTGCTCCGCCACCACCTGAGTGCCAGTATCCACCTGCTCCGCCACCTGCAACAATCAAGTAATCAACAAGTTTACTACCCGTAACAGTGAGTATTCCACTGCTTGTGAAGGTGTGAATAGTATATGAACCAGAAGTTGTAACTGTTCCACCTGTAGCTGCAAAAGTTCCTATACCACCACTCGCAACGGGTAGTGGAGTAGCTAGTGTCACTGTACCCGAAGAATCTATACCCATCTTCTCTGAATTGTTTGTAAAGAAGGTCATTTTGTTTGTCGTTGGGTTATAACCTACCTGACCATTAGTAGTTGCACCTACTTTACCCATATACATTACAGTTTGACCAGGAGTTCCTGCCTGTACTTGTAGCGAAATGGAAGCCTGTTGGGAAGCTGCATCTGCTTTAACTGTTAACTTGTTCTCCCCAGAAGCGGTTGTGCTAGTAATTAATGCAGCACCTACTGTTCCTGTAAGAGTGGGAGATGCACTAAGTACTACATTCCCTGATCCAGTAGATGCTGTAGCTCCTGTACCGCCTTCTGCAGCAGGTAAGACTGTTTCAAAGTCGGCACTACCTGATCCATTTATTACTGTTGTCATTAGGTAGTTTCTCCTTTAGGGTATTTATACTTCATATTCTTTTCCTTAAGTTAAGTAACGAATGATAACAACACCAGATCCGCCTACACCAGAAGTTGAGGAAGAGGTTGCATTATGTCCACCACCACCACCACCTGTGTTTGCTGTTCCTGCTTCCGCTATAGTGCCATTAAGACCACCATTACCACCACCTCCTGCACCACCTAAACCACCATTATTACCTTCATCACCTGAAGCCAAACCACCGCCCCCACCTGCTCTAGTGACAGCACTTCCAGTGATGGATGAGGAAACCCCTACACCACCATCTCCAGAACCACTTCCCGATCCGTTATCACCAACTGCACCTGCTCCACCACCACCGCCACCAATCGCACCGGCAGTCGCACTTCCTCCGTTATATCCCTGATTTGCAGTTCCTGCCCCTGCGGGATGCGAGCCACTTGTGCTATATGCTCCACTACCAGAACCACCCAAGCCAGAAGCTCTCCCCGCAACCGTTGACCTACCGCCCCCACCAACAGATGTAATTGAGCCAAACACTGAATCAGAACCTCCATTGCTAGCAGCACCACCTACACCAATAGTTACTGTGGTAGCTCCAGATACAGTAAGCGGAGACTCTGCTGATGCACCACCACCAGAGGATTCACCTGAAACACTTGATCTATAACCACCTGCACCACCACCACCTCCAGAAGTACCGCCACCGCCACCACCACCTGCGATGACTAGATACTCTACAGTACCTACTTTGTTAGGCGTGAAGGTTCCTGAGCTATTGAAAGTATGGATAGTATATGCACCAGATGTAGAAATTGTACCGCCTGTAGCTGTAAATTGCTGCGCCATACTAAGCCAACTGCCTATATAAACTTCCATTGACTTAAGTGTACTGTTGTAACCCATTTGTCCATTAGTAGGACTAGTAGGTCTACTTGCTGTTGTCCATGTAGTAAAACTTACTGCACCATCTGCAGCAATAGTCATCTTAGTAGCGCTAGCTCCACCTGTTGTGGTTTTGAATTCTAGCTTACCTTCACCATTACTAACCTCAGTACCTGTAACTTCAGCTGCTATAGCTGTTACAGCTGATCCAAATGTTAAGGCATCTGATCCAGAATTAGGTGTTGTAATTTTAATTGTCATATTATTCCTATGTTAAGTAGCGAATGATTACAATGCCTGAACCACCTGCTGCACTAGTTCCGCTGCAACCACCACCGCCACCACCAGTATTTGGTGATCCTGCTGTTGCGCTTGTGAGACCACCTGCCCCACCGCCACCTGCTCCGCCCGCTCCTCCTGCACTTGCGTTGCGACAACCGCCACCACCGCCACCTGCATAGTTTACGGCTGAACCTGAATAACTATTAGATGTTCCTGCGCCACCCGCACCGCCAACAGTACCCGTGGCATTAGTACCTACCACACCTGATCCACCACCACCACCACCTTGGTAAGGGCTGCCCGCTATCCCTATACCACCTTGGTGTCCTTGTCCAGAAATGGCAGAACCAACACCATCCGCAAGATTTAGGTCATTTGTTCCGCCCCCACTAGATGCTCCATTCCCAGATTTTACCTGTGCAGCAGAAGTGTGACCACCACCTCCACCACCACCGCTTGCTGTAATGCTTGAAAATACTGAGTTCGCTCCTGTTGCACCTACTGGTGAAGCGACAGTACTAGTTCCTGCGCCACCTGCGCCAATAGTAACTGTTAATCCTGTGGCTGCAACTGCAAAATTAGTAGCTGTAAGAAGACCACCCGCACCACCGCCACCGCCTCCGCGACCTGCTCCATATCCATCAAGTCCCCCACCACCACCACCTGCTACAACTAGATAATCAACAGTACCATCTCCATTTGGTGTAAATGTTCCGCTGGAAGTAAAGGTGTGAATGGTATACGAGCCAGAGGTTGTAATTGTACCGCCTGTAGCCAGAAACTTCTGAGCCATAATACGCCAAGCACTGTTTATATAAACTTCTAATGCTCCAAGTGTACTATTGTATCCTTGTTGACCATTTACTGGACTAGCGGGCCTACCTCCCGTAGTCCATGTAGCTCCGACAATACCTGTTGATCCATTTATTATTACTGTCATATTGTATCCTTTAGACTATTACCCATCTATTCCCTGTAGGCACCGTAATTGTAACCCCCGTAGCGATAGTAACCGGGCCTACACTTAGTGCATTATTACCACTTGGTATTGAATAGGTTGTAC